ACAAGTACTGTAACTACATTTAATACTAGTACAAATACTATAACTGCTTACAATACAACTACTGCTACAGTTACTACATTTAACACGAGCACGAACACGTCAACCGTATTTAATACTACTACATTGACTACATTTGTAACCTCGACGTCTACAACAACTGTTTACAATACTGTAACTGCAACTGTAACCACTTTTGAAACTAGTACAGATACAGCAACTATTTTTAATACAAGTACTAATACAATAACAACGTTTAATACTAGCACTGTTACAGCTTTTAATACGACTACAGCTACTGTTACTACATTCACAACAACGACTACGTTTAACACTACGTTTAACACTACTAGATCAACTAACACAAACTGGTACGATGGTAGTGGTGATAACTTTGGTCAACTTGGTGACGCACCTTTCACTGGTGGTAGGTAGAAAAGCGTAAAAACGTGTAACTATTATAATACTAATAAATTAAATTTAATTATATGGAAATGTTTAATAAAAAAGAGTTAGACTCAAGAATAGGTCCACTCAAAAAAAGCAAAAGTTTATACGACTTAGAGCAAGTAGAAGGTTACTTCAGAAGACGTTGTGCTGAGATCGGTATTGAATGTGCTTACGATGTTATGGCAGAAGAAATGCCATATTTTAAAACACTCGGTTATACTGAGTATGCTGGTAATTTTTACATACAACCTTTAAATTACAAGTTAAGAAACGAGCAAATGATAGAGTCATGGTATGATAAGGAAGAACTTGGTTACCCAACTGTTGATTATGCTTCTTATCTTATTGACAAGGTTGTTAAAAATGATAGTAATAAATATACAGACAGGGATGATGTTACATCAAAATACGAAGCTAAAGATAATTTAGTTGTTTTACCTGGTTCTAATAAAGTTAGAGAAAATGTATGTTTAAATAAACTAAAGTGGATTAAAAAAGAACATGGAGATAATGTGTACTTTAAGCCACATCCAATAACAACACATCAAATTATTGGTGAGTTAAAAGATTTTTTTGGTGAAGAGTGTATACTACCAAGAAACGCAGATATGTATTACTTTTTACAAAAAGCTAAAAACGTATATACAACACACATAAGTGAAAGTGCTGTTTACGCGGCTGTTTTAGGTAAAGCGATACAATCAATTGATGTTTGGAATAATATACAAAGAGGATCTTTTTATTGTATAAATAATCATGTTTTTAGAAATCAAGTACAAGCAAAAAAGTTTATTAATTTTTGTTTCTCAAGTTACAAGTCAGGTATTATAAATCCTGAAGTTGATAAAAACTGGAAGAAAAAAATAGATGATTATTTAGAGTGGATAATGTTTAAAAGAGAAACGTATAAAAACTGGTACTTAGCATCAGAAGTAAAAAAGAAGTAAAAAGCGTGACAATTGCGTAATAATATAAAAGTAAACTAAAATTAAATAAAATGGCAAAAAAAGCAACAAAAATAACAAAAGACGAATTAAAAAGTATTCAAGATAAAGTAGGTCAAATAAATAACTTACAAATGCAAATAGGTGGGTTAACTGTTCAACAAAGCAAAGCTGTTGAAATGTTAGGAAGCTTGCAAACAGAATTAAATGTAATACAAACTTCATTAGAAAGCAAATACGGTAAAGTATCTGTTAATATTCAAGATGGTAGTTTGAAAGAAATACCTGAAGAAAATGGATCACTTAATTAGAAAAATAAGCATAGGTAAAGACTATAAGAACGATGCCATGCATTATGCTGTTGGTCAAGAAGTGTATGGAGGTCATACTATTGAACATATAATCGAAGAAGAAACTAAGTTTAGTATATTGATAAAGAAAGCGGATGAAGTACTTCCTTGGAAAGACTTTAACAAGAACATGGCAATATCTGTAGAATATAACCTTGAATATTAATGAAGACAGTATTTAATTATATTGTAAAACCATTAAACGAAAAAAGATACCAAAACACACTACCTGTCGGTGACAAAGAGTTAATAGTTAATACTGATAACTTTGACCACAGGTATGTGAATAGGTTTGCTAAAGTTGTTGGAATACCAGCTAATATTGAAACACCAATAAAAAAAGGAGACATTGTTGTAGTACATCACAATGTTTTTAGAAGGTGGAAAGATATGAAAGGTATAGAAAAAAACAGTAAGTCATATTATAAAGATGATATGTGGTTTGTTGAGAACGATCAGATATTTTTATATAAAAGATATTGTTGCTGGGTTGCAAACGATACTTTTTGTTTTGTAAAGCCAATAAAAGCAAAAGATCCATTAAGCGTAGAAAAAACAGAACCTTTAATAGGTTTTATGTCTTATCCTGATAAAAAACTACAAGACGCTGGTATAAAAGCAGGTGATCTAGTAGGTTTTAAACCAAATACTGAATATGAGTTTGTTATAGATGGCGAACTATATTATAGAATATTCAGTAACTCAATTACAATTAAATATGAACATAAAGGAGACGAAGAAGAATATAATCCAAGCTGGGCAAAAGGCAGTTGAGGAATTAATTAAGGTTGCTAAGGAACCTATTGTTGATAGTGATGATGATATATCTGCGGATAGATTAAAAAATGCTGCAGCCACAAAAAAGCTAGCTATATTCGATGCTTTTGAAATATTGACTAGAATACAAGAAGAAGAAGCTATATTAAATGATAAACCTGTAGAAAAGAAAGAAAGCACTTTTAAAGGTTTTGCTGAAAGAAGATCTAGATAATGGCTTACCAACAAGATTTAATAAAGGTTGTTGAACCTATTAAGATAAATACTATAAAAAGGCTTAATAAGAAAAAAGCTTGGCAATACGGTTATAATAAAGAACATGATATTGTTGTAATTAGTAAAACAGGTCAAATAGGTGAGATATATGAAATACAAAACTTTCAAATAGCTTTACCACCAGAACCTAAAAAAGTACATAGGTTTGATAGTGACAAATGGGAGATAACTAATCAACCAAAAGCATTACAAAGAATTAAAACTATATTTGACTGGAGAGAATATCCAGGTGATTTTAAAAATCAGTATGTAGATTATATAGACGAAGAGTTTAAGCGAAGAGAAGAAGGGTTTTGGTATTACAGCAAAGGTGTACCAATTTATATTACCGGTACTCATTATATGTATTTACAATGGAGTAAAATTGATGTAGGTAATCCTGATTTTAGAGAAGCTAATAGGTTGTTTTATATATTTTGGGAAGGTTGCAAAGCAGATAAACGATGCTACGGTATGTGCTATCTTAAAAATAGACGATCTGGTTTTTCGTTTATGGCTTCAGGTGAATTAGTAAACCAAGCTACAATATCAAGTGATGCTAGGTTTGGTATATTATCAAAAACTGGTCCTGACGCAAAGAAGATGTTTACTGACAAGGTTGTACCAATATCAGTTAACTATCCTTTCTTTTTTAAACCGATTCAAGATGGTATGGATCGACCTAAAACAGAATTAGCATATAGAGTGCCAGCTAGTAAGTTAACTAGAAGAAAAATTGAAGCTGGTAGTAATGATAATGACTTACAAGGACTAGATACAACTATTGACTGGAAAAACACTGGTGATAATAGTTATGATGGTGAAAAGCTTAAACTACTAGCACACGATGAAAGTGGTAAATGGGAAAGACCAAACAATATATTAAATAACTGGAGGGTCACAAAAACAACACTACGATTAGGTAGTAGAGTTATTGGTAAGTGTATGATGGGTTCAACATCAAATGCTTTAGATAAAGGCGGTGACAACTTCAAAAAACTTTATAGAGATTCAGATGTCACAAAAAGAAACCGCAATGGACAGACTAGCTCGGGATTATATAGTTTGTTCATACCTATGGAATGGAACTACGAAGGCTTCATTGATTCTTATGGGTTACCTGTATTCGAAACGCCAGACAAAGAAGTATTAGATCCTTTTGGTGATTTTATTGATATAGGTATATTAGAACATTGGCAAAATGAAGTTGAAGGTTTAAAACACGATGGAGATGCTTTAAACGAGTTTTATAGACAATTTCCAAGAACTGAAGAACATGCTTTCAGAGACGAGACACAAAACAGTATATTTAATTTAGCAAGAATATACGAGCAGATAGATTTTAATGAAGAAGCTGGTGCTCAAAACAATATAACTAGAGGTAACTTCCAATGGGTTAACGGTATAAAAGATAGCAAAGTTATGTTTTATCCAGATCCAAAAGGTAGGTTTAAAATAACCTGGACACCACCAGTTCATTTACAAAACAATGTAAAAGAAGATAGAGGTAGAAAATATCCTGGTAATGAACACATGGGTGCTTTTGGTTGTGATAGTTACGATATATCAGGTACTGTTGACGGTATGGGATCAAAAGGTGCTTTACATGGTTTAACTAAGTTTAGCATGGAAGATGCACCTGCAAATCATTTCTTTTTAGAATATATAGCAAGACCACAAACTGCTGAGATATTTTTTGAAGATGTATTAATGGCTTGTGTATTTTATGGTATGCCTATACTTGCTGAGAACAACAAACCAAGATTATTATATTATTTTAAACGTAGAGGTTATAGAGCATACTCAATGAATAGACCTGATAAAGTTTGGAATAAATTATCAGTAGCAGAGAAAGAAGTAGGTGGAATACCTAATTCAAGTGAAGACATAAAGCAAGCACATGCAGCTGCTATTGAAATGTATATACAGAAAAATGTTGGTATACAGAGCGATGGATCTCACGGTAGCTTATATTTTAATGAAACATTAAATGACTGGGCTAAGTTTGATATAAATAATAGAACAAAACACGATGCTTCTATAAGTACGGGTTTAGCTATTATGGCTTGTAACAGACATTTATATAGTCCGAGTGCTGGTAAACAAACAACAAAACTAAATATAAAGATAGCTAAATATAAGAATAAAGGAACGCTATCAAAATTAATAACAGAATAATATGGCTGAATCAATAATAAAAGATCATTTTCCTAGTCAAGTAGCTAGCGATATGGAGAAAATGAGTCCAGAATATGGACTTAAAGTCGCTAAGGCTATTGAAGACGAGTGGTTTAAAAGAGACGGCGTTACTTATAGGTTTGCTAGCAATCAAGATACTTTTAATAAGTTAAGGTTATATGCTCGTGGAGAGCAATCTGTACAAAAATATAAAGATGAGTTATCAATTAATGGTGACTTAAGCTATTTAAACTTAGACTGGAAACCAGTACCTATAATACCTAAATTTGTAGATATAGTAGTCAATGGTATAGCAGAAAGAGTTTATGATATAAAAGCATACTCACAAGATCCTTTTGGTGTTAGTAAAAGAACAGCTTATATGGAGGATTTAATGATCGATATGAAGAATAAAGATCTTAACGAGTATACTCAAGCTGCTTTTGGTGTAAATATAATACAAACACCAGAAGAACAATTACCTGATAGTAAAGAAGAGTTAGAATTACATATGCAGCTTTCTTATAAACAAGCTGTTGAGATAGCAGAAGAACAAGCTATATCTACTATAATGAATGGTAATAAATACGAGCTTACTAGAAAAAGATTTTACCGTGATCTAACTGTTTTAGGTATTGGTGCTGTTAAAAATTCATTTACTACATCTGAGGGTGTTAAAATTGATTATGTTAATCCAGCTAACTTAGTTTATTCATATACAGAAAATCCATACTTTGACGATGTATACTATATTGGTGAAGTAAAAACAATACCTGTAAATGAATTAGTAAAACAATTTCCTGATTTAACACAAGGTGAACTAGAAGAAATAGCTGGTCAAAGTTTAAGGAAAACAGGACATTATACTTCATCAATGCAATTTGATGAGTTAGATAAGAATATGGTTCAGGTTTTATACTTTAACTGGAAAACATATGCTAAAGAAATTTATAAAGTAAAAGAAACAGCTTCAGGTGCTGCTAAAATTATTGTTAAAGATGAAAGCTTTGATCCTGTAATGGATATAGAGTTAGAACAAAGATTTGGTAAACTAGAAAAACAAATTGAAGTGCTTTACGAAGGCGCTATGATTTTAGGCACAGATAAGCTAATAAAATGGGAACTAGCTAAGAATATGCTAAGACCTAAGAGTGATTATACAAAAGTTAAAATGAACTACAATATAGTTGCTCCAAGAATGTACAAGGGTAAAATTGAATCATTAGTTGGTAGAATTACAGGTTTTGCTGATATGATACAAATAACCCATTTAAAACTACAACAAGTGTTATCGCGAATGGTACCTGACGGCATATATATGGATGCTGATGGCCTAGCGGAAATAGATTTAGGTAATGGTACTAACTATAATCCACAGGAAGCTTTGAACATGTTTTTCCAAACAGGTTCGATTATAGTTAGATCTATGACATCGGAAGGTGATATGAACCCAGGAAAAATTCCTATTCAAGAAATTCAATCTGGGGCAGGTGGTGCAAAACTACAGTCATTAATTCAGACTTATAATTATTATCTTCAAATGATAAGAGATGTCACCGGTTTAAATGAAGCAAGGGATGCTAGCACGCCAGACGCGAAATCACTAGTTGGTGTACAAAAAATAGCTGCTGCAAATAGTAACACTGCTACGAGACATATATTACAAGCAGGATTATTTTTAACAGCTGAAACAGCTGAAGGTGTATCGTTAAGAATATCTGATATTATTGAATACTCACCTACAAAAGAAGCATTTATACAACAAATAGGTTCTCATAATGTAGCAACGTTAGAAGAAATGGCTAACTTACATTTATATGACTTTGGTATATTTATTGAATTAGAACCAGATGAAGAAGAAAAACAGTTACTAGAAAACAATATTCAAATGGCTTTAACTCAACAAAGTATAGAGATAGAAGATGCTGTTGATCTTAGAATGATTAAAAATGTTAAGCTAGCTAATCAATTGTTAAAGATTAGAAGAAAGAAGAAACAAAAGAAAGATCAAGAGATACAGCAACAAAACATTGAAGCACAAGCTAAAGCAAATGCAGAAGCTCAACAAGTAGCTGCACAGGCTGAAGTTCAAAAGAATCAAGCTATTGTTCAGTCTCAATTACAGTTAGAAGAAGGTAAGTTTCAACTTGAATCACAAAAAATGATGCAAGAGGCAAAACTTAAAAAATCACTAATGGCTTATGAGTTTCAACTTAACATGCAGTTAAAAGGTATCGAAGAAGAAAAGGTCGATAAAAAAGAAAAATACAAGGAAGATCGTAAAGATGAAAGAACTAGAATACAAGCTAGTCAACAATCTGAGCTAATCGACCAAAGAAATAGTGGTAAACCACCTAAAAAGTTTGAGTCTACAGGTAATGATAACTTAGGCACAGGCTTTGATCTAGGACAGTTTATCCCTAGATAATTTGTTTAATTTTATAATATTATATTATGGCTAATAAAAAAGAAGAAAAGGTAGTTGAAGAAGTTCAACCAACCAAAACAAAAGCAAAGGAAGTTAAGGAACAAGTAGAATCAGAGGGTGGCAATATGAAAGCACCTGCTAAAAAGAAAGCTACTAAACCTAAAAAACTTACCTCACAAGAACCTACAATATCAAAAGTAGATTTAAGTGAAAAGAAAGAAGAGCAACCAAAAGATGATGTTGCTAAAGTTGATTTAAGTAAAAAAGAAGAACCTGTAGAACAAGTTAAAGAAGAGGTTACTCCTGAAGAAACAACAGAGGTAGAAGATACACCCGTTGTTGAGGAGATAACTGATGAAGAAGTTGTTGAGCAGAAAGTAGAAGAAACAAAAGAAGAAGTTGTTGAAGCTATTGAAGAAGCTAAACAAACAGGAGATCCTTTACCGGAAAATATTCAAAAAGTTGTAGACTTTATGAGTGAAACTGGTGGAAGTCTTGAAGAATACGTTAGATTAAATCAAGACTATAATAATTACGATGAAAATCAATTATTAAGAGAATACTACAAACAAACTAAACCACATCTTACTGATGATGAAATTAGTTTTGTTATGGAAGATCGTTTTTCTTACAACGAAGACGTTGATGAAGAAAAAGATGTTCGTAGAAAGAAATTAGCATTGAAAGAGCAAGTTGCTGATGCTAAGAACCATTTGGAAGGTTTAAAATCCAAGTACTATGCGGAAATTAAAAGCGGAGTTAAGTTAACTTCAGATCAACAAAAAGCTGTAGATTTCTTCAATAGGTATAACAAAGAGCAAGAAGGTGTTCAACAAAGATCGGATGTTTTTAATAAGAAAACTAACGAAGTTTTTACTGATCAATTCAAAGGTTTTGAATATAGTATTGGTGAAAAAAGATTTAGGTTCAATGTTAAAGACGTAGATAAGGTTAAAAATAACCAAAGCAATATCAATAATTTTGTAAAACCGTTTTTGAATAAAAACAACGAAATGGATAACGCTAAGGCTTATCATAAATCATTATTTACTGCTATGAACGCAGATGCGGTAGCAAATCATTTTTACCAACAAGGTAAAGCAGATGCTATGAAAGAAAGTGTTGCCAAGGCGAAAAATGTAAATATGGACCCAAGACAACAGTTTACTGGACAAGTTGAAGCTGGAGGTATGAAGGTAAGAGCGATCACTGGTGATAATGCTAACAAGCTTAGAGTTAAAATTAAAAAATAAGTTTAACAATTAAAAATTAAAAATTATGCCTTTTTCGAGTTCAGGTGCTTACTTAGCACATTTAACTCCGCGTCCTACACAAGATGTATATAATGATAACTATTTATCATTTGATAGTGCATCAGGTGGCGGAACATTCGCACAACAATTTTTACCAGAAATCTACGAAAAAGAAGTAGAAAGATACGGAAAGAGAACAATCTCTGGTTTCTTAAAAATGGTAGGAGCTGAAATGCCAATGGCTTCAGATCAAGTAATTTGGTCGGAGCAAGGAAGACTACACGTTGCATATAGCGACGAAGTAACAGGAGAGTCTGCAAACATTAACAATGCTGACGGTAATTCAATTACTATTCCATTAGAAGCTGATGGAACTAGCTTAATCAAAAACCACGATACTATCGTAGTTTCTAACTTAGCTGGTACTAAAGTTTTAAAATGTTTAGTAGTTAATAACGGTGGTACTGCTAATATTACAGTTGCTCCTTACACACAAAGAAGATTATCAGGAAATAACGATGCTGGTGCAAACACTGGTGGCGTTAACTTTAGTAATTCTGAAGACGTGAAAATCTTTGTTTACGGTACTGAATACATGAAAGGATCTAGCGGTTTAGCTGGTTCTATGGATGCTAAGTTTACTCAGTTTAGCAACAGACCTACTATCATGAGAGACAGATACAGAATCTCTGGTTCTGACACTGCTCAAATTGGTTGGGTTGAAGTTACAACTGAAAACGGTGCTTCTGGTTATTTATGGTACTTAAAATCTGAGCATGAAGCTAGATTAAGATTTGAGGATCAAATGGAAATGGTAATGATCGAAGGTGAGCAAGTAAATATGCCTACTGGACATACATACCAAGGAACTGGCAACTTCGCGGTTGGTGGTACTCAAGGATTATTCTCTGCTTTAAATGCAAGAGGATTAGTATGGACTGGAACTGATTTTGATCAGGTAGCTGGTTCTGCTCCTTTCGCTCAAGGTGGTTTAACTGAGTTTGATACAATTCTACAAGAATTGGACAAGCAAGGTGCTATTGAAGAAAACATGATGTTCTTAAATAGAGCTACGTCTCTAGAAATTGACAACATGCTAGCTTCAATTAACTCTGCTTCTGCTGGTGGATCATCTTACGGTGTATTCAACAACGATGAGGATATGGCGCTTAATTTAGGTTTCTCTGGTTTCAGAAGAGGTTCTTATGACTTCTACAAAACTGACTGGAAATACTTAAATGACTCTGTAACAAGAGGACTAGTAAGTGACGTAGAAGGAGTTATTGTACCTGCTGGTACTTCAACTGTTTATGATGAAAATCTTGGAAAAAATATATCTAGACCGTTCTTACACGTAAGATATAGAGCTTCTGAAGCTGATGACAGAAAATTCAAATCTTGGATTACTGGATCAGTTGGTGGTAGCTATACAAGTGACGCTGATGAAATGGTTGTAAACTTCCTTTCAGAAAGATGTTTATGTGTTCAAGCTGCGAATAACTTCGTATTATTGAAGCAATAATATCACATTATTAAAAGCAAAGGGAGCTTCGGCTCCCTACGCTTTTATTTTTATAAACTATTAAATTATATTATATCATGGACAAAGTATATTTATTAAAAGGGGCTCAACAGCCACCTGTAGTTACACTACAATCAAAGCATACAAGAAGAAAACCTTTACTTCATTTTGATAAAGAAAAGGGACATCAACAAGAATTAAGGTATGCAACTAACCAAAAATCACCTTTCGTTGAAGAACAAAAAGGTGTTGCAACATTAGGTCATATTTCATTTAGATCAGGAAAATTAATTGTTCCTGAAACTAAACCTAACCTGATTAAATTCTTAGAATTACATCCATTAAACGGAACGTTATTCTTTGAGTATAAACCTGTTGAAATAGCAACAAATCAAGTCGATGCAATTGAGTTAGAGTTTAACGCTTTAAGTTTAGCTAAGAAATTAGAAATAGACGACTTAGAAGCAATAATGAGAGTTGAATTAGGTAGTAAGGTTAGAAAAATGTCAAGCAAGGAAATTAAAAGAGATGCTTTGATGTTTGCAAAAAGAAAACCTTCTGCATTTATTGAACTAGCTGGAGATGATAACGTTCAACTTAGAAACGTTGGTATTAAAGCAGTTGAAGCTGATATTATCAAATTATCTAATGACAACAGAAAATTCACATGGGCAAGTAACGGTAGAAAACTATTTACAGTACCATTTGAAGAACATCCATATTCAGCGTTAGCCGCTTGGCTAAAAACTGATGAAGGACTAGAGGTTCTTAAAACATTAGAAAAAAGATTAAAATAATAATCATTTATAGAGGTGGTCATCTCTATAGGTGACCACTTACTATAAAAAAGAAATTATGGCAGTAAATATAAACACAGTTTATCAAAGAGTATTAGCAATTGCTAACAAAGAGCAAAGAGGATATATTACGCCTCAGGAGTTTAATCTATTTGCCAACCAAGCTCAGATGGATATATTTGAGCAATATTTTTATGATCTAAATCAGTTTGGTAGAATATCAGGTAATGATACTACTTATGCTGATATGATAGATTTAATAAATGAAAAAGTAGATATATTTGAAAGATTCAGAGCAGCATTAACAGATCTTTCAGCTGCAGGTATTGGTACTTGGCCAGCATACTACAGAATGGGTGAGGTATATTATAAATACAAAGGTGATTATATTGAAATAGAAAAAATAAATCAAAATCAAATTCACCATATACAAAACGCTCCATTAATAGCACCAACCGTAACACGACCGTGTTATGTACAATTAACAGAACAAACTTTTCAAACCTTTCCAACTATAACTGTAGAAACAGATATATTTTTTAATTATATAGCTAGACCAAGAGCTGTCAACTGGGGTTATGTTATAAACACAGCTAATGGATCTGCATTGTACAACGCTAACACTTCTGCAAATTTTGAACTACATGCGTCAGAAGAAACTGAGTTAGTTATAAAGATATTAGAACTAGCTGGTATACAAATCAAGCAAACTGATCTATATCAAATAGCTGCTCAAGAAGAAGCACAAAACACACAACAAGAAAAACAATAAGATATGCCACTATTAACAGGAACTAATGAACAATATTATGCTAACCAGCAGACATTTGAAAACGCTAATGGTAGTATAACTGGATCTAGTAATGAGTTTAGATTAACCTTTGATCCTTTACCAGCTACTGAGGCTGACTTTCAAATATTTATAGATGGTGTAGAACAAAACACTAACACTTATGTTTATACTGCTACTGGTAGTAACTCAGGTCGTATAGTGTTTGATACAGCACCAGCTAATGGTGTTATAATAATAGTTAGACAAACAACGTTTAGCGAAGACTTAGGTAACTATCAATATATAACATTACAAGATGCTGTAAATAACTTTTTGTTTTCTTACGTTGGTGAAGATAAAATAATAGGTAAGGTAAAGAGAGCTGATGTGTTATTTCATGCTCAAAGATGTTTACAGGAACTTAGCTATGATACATTAAAGTCAGAAAAATCACAAGAGATAGAAGTACCACCAAGTTTAAAAATGGCTCTGCCTCACGACTATGTTAACTATGTTAAAGTATGTTATATAGATAATAATGGTATTGAAAGAGTTTTACAACCTGCAAGAAAAACTAGCAACCCTAGATCCATACTACAAGACGGTAGTTTTAATTATTTATTTAATGAAGATGGTTCTATAATGGAAGCAGGTGATTCTGTTGAGTGGGCTAGGTATCAAGCCAACAGTGGTCAAGCTAATAGTGATCTTGACATGAGATATGATATTAATGACTTTGATACAGCTGAAGGTAAAAGATATGGTTTAGAACCTGAAAACGCTCAGGTAAATGGTGTATACTATATAGATGGTGTTAGAGGTTATATACACTTTAGTAATACAATGAATCAAAAAACAGTAGTACTAAAATATATAAGCGATGGTGTTGGTACTGAAGAAGAAAAAATAATACACAAGTTTGCTGAAGAAGCATTATATAAATGGGTAGCACACGCTATATTATCTGTAAAACAAGCTGTACCTGAATATGTTATTCAAAGATTTAAGAAAGAAAGATTTGCAGCTATAAGACAGGCTAAATTAAGATTATCTAATTTTAAATCTGAAGAGTTAGCTCAAGTAATGAGAGGTAAATCGAAATTTATAAAACACTAAACAATGCCGGAAATACAACACACTTTTACCGCGGGGAAAATGAATAAAGACCTCGATGAGAGGTTATTGCCTAATGGTCAGTATAGAGATGCTTTAAATATACAAGTGTCTGGTGCTGACGGTGATGACGTTGGCGCGGTTACAAACATATTAGGTAATAATTTAGCTTACAGTGTAGAGGTGAGTATAGCTGGTTCGAAATGTGTAGGTGGTATAGCAGATACAGAAAATGAAAAGATATATTGGTTTTTGTATGGTAACAGTGTAGATGCAATAGCAGAGTATGACCAAATATCTGGTCAAGTAACACCCGTTGTTGTTGATAAGAATAATGTTTTTGGTTTCTCAAGACTTAACGAATTTAAAATAACAGCTGTTAATATAATTGACGGCTTATTATTTTTTACAGATAACAAGTCTGAACCAAAAGTAATTAATATAGAAAAATTTAAAGCTGGTAGTACGGATTTTAACACGCATACAGTTTTACTTCCTCAAAGCAATTTAGCTTCTGATTCATACGCTTTTACAGAAGAAGATGTAACTGTTATTAAGAAAGGACCTAATGTAGAACCTACGTTAACAATGGCTAACACAAAACGTGTTACATCTAATGGAGCTACTGGTATAACAACATCAACTGTTACTTTTGATTTTAGCGATGGATCTGGTAACTTAAAAAGTGTTGGTGATCTTGTTGATTTAGTGTTAAACAACTTTCCTACATATATACCTGGTGATGTACTTATATTAAGAGCTGGTGATGATGCAAATGGTTTTGATGATGAATACGAGCTAAGACTTGTAGTACAAGCTGGTCAACCACAAGGTAGCACATACAAATGTAGAATATTATCAATAGGCTCAACTACACCAACAGTAGCAACAACATGGGAAGTTGTGTTAAAACAAGATGATCCTTTGTTTGAAAAAGAGTTTGTTAGATTTTCTTATAGATATAAATATAAAGATGGTGAATACTCAACGTTCTCGCCATTTAGTGAAGTAGCTTTTTTACCTAAAGAATTTAGTTACGATCCTGCTCAAGGTTATAACTTAGGTATGGTTAATGATCTACGTTCTTTAAAAATAACAAACTTTATACCTTCTGACATACCTAAACAAGTTGAAGAGGTTGATATATGTTTTAAAAAAGAAAATGGTAGTAATGTTTACGTTGTAAAAAGTATTAAGTATAACGACAAACAGTGGACAGGTACTGGTTCTTATGAGCTAGAAAGTGAAATGATATATAAAACAATTGAATCAAACCAATTGTTAAGACCTTTTGATAGTGTTCCGTTAAAAGCTCAAGCTCAAGAACTTGTTGCTAACAGAATAGTGTATGGTAATTATACACAGAACTTTGATTTAATTAGTGATAGAGGAGTAGATATATCACCTGAATTTGATGTCGTTAACAATATAAGAACTACTTCTAACGTAGGTTTTCCAAACAAATCATTAAAGTCACAAAGAACATATCAAGTAGGTATAGTATATAGAGATGCTTATGGTAGAGAAACACCTGTGCAAGCTGATGATACTGGAAGTATATTATTACCTAAAGATGATGCGCCTAACGCTAATCAAATTACCGTAGCTATGACAAGCCCAGCGCCAGCTTTTGCTACAACATATAAGTTTTTTATAAAAGAAACATCTAACGAATATTATAACTTAGCTATGGATCGTTGGTACGATGCTGAAGATGGTAATGTGTGGTTAAGTTTTGCTTCATCAGAAAGAAATAAAATTGACGAAGAAACTTTTTTAATATTAAAGAAAAGACACGATAGTGAAGAGTTTGTTACTGAGGCTGCTAAGTATAAAGTAATAGCTATAGAAAATAATGCACCTACAGAGTTAAAAGAAACAAAAGTGTCTTATGGTACGATACCAACCGAGTTTTCTTCAGATGGTTATCCAATACCAGATGGTACTACAGTAGATATTGATAAAGATGACTTTGAATCAAGGTTTGGTGAAAACTCTGAAATACTATCAGCATCTGATTTATGTATAAGAATAAAAGCTTCTAGTGGTATATCACAATACTATGATGTAGCTTCAATAAGTTTAAATATAAATTCTAGTGGTAGTGGTGATGATGAATATAGATTTCTTTTAAAAGAAAAGTTTAGACAAGATGTAAAACAATATTTTCCAACTGGTAACTTTAATAGTGGTGTTAGTGGTATGGAGCTTGAAATAGCTAGAACAGAAATAAAAAGAAAAGCTGAGTTTACAGGTAGATTTTTTGTTAAAGTATATAGAGATGCATTGTTACAAGAAAAAATACTAGAAACAGGTAACGAAGGTAATTACTCAGTAAAAGAATCAAAAGGTATATATAAAAGAACTGGAGCTTGTAGTAGCTCTAGATTAGGTGATATATGGGAAAGAGGTTCTGAGTTTAGATTTTGGATTAACAACTGTACAGATTTTCATTCAATAAAAGGTAAAGTTAAAGGTAGTAAACTACAGTTAATGGCTAAACACTCACAAGTAACGGTTGATAATCAAGGTAATGTTAGTGGTTCTAATAAATCAGATAACTTACCTGATCCATTTGCTGGTGGTATAGTTACTGGTAGAGATTACATAGCTATAATGTTTCACACACAAAGAAGCTTAGAAAAAGTTGGTAACACAGACGAAGGTTTACATATTAACTTTGCAAAAGCATTGTGTACTCAAGGTACTAAGTTTAGATTTACAGAAGATCCTGATGGAACAGTATATAAAATAAAGCATCACGCTAGAGTTGGTGTAAGATTTTTTGATAAAGCTTTTGAGTCTGATGATGACTGGGCTAGAAACAAAGGTTTGTTTATGGTTATGGAATTAGATAAACCAATTGCAGCTTTTGATTTCCAACAAGATGTTTCTAATAGTACTTTTGGTAACATGGAAATACTACAAGAGTACAGCGATGATAATACTTTTAGTACAGAAAATCCAGCTATATGGGAAACAGAGCCTAAAGAAGCAATAGATTTAGATTTATATTATGAAGCAAGTCAAGCTTTTCCTATAGCAGATCATGGTTTAGCTAAAAATTTAGATTACTCTAATTGCTTTAGTTTTGGTAATGGTGTAGAATCAAATAGAATAAGAGATGATTTTAACACTATGACTATAGCTAAAGGTGTTAAAGCTTCAGCTCCACTAGCTGAGCAATACAAAGAAGAGGTCAAGAAAAATGGTTTAATATTTTCTGGTATATACAATTCTACAAGTGGTATTAACAGAACAAACCAGTTTATAATAGCTGAAGCTATTACAAAAGATATAAATCCAGAATATGGATCAATACAAAAATTACATCAAAGAGATACAGATCTAACAGTTTGCTGTGAAGATAAAATACTAAAGGTCTTAGCTAACAAAGATGCTTTATTTGAAGCTGGTGGTAATCCACAATTAACAGCTACTAATAGAGTTTTAGGACAATCAATGCCATATGTTGGTAAGTTTGGTATAAGTAAAAACCCTGAAAGCTTTGCTAACTATGGTTTTAGATCATACTTTACTGATCGTGCTCGAGGAGTTGTTTTAAGGTTATCTAGAGACGGTTTAACACCTATATCAACTCATGGTATGGTAGATTACTTTAGAGACAACCTAGCAACATATGATAACTTAATAGGCAGTTATGATGACAGCAAGGGTCTTTATAACTTAACAATGGTTAGTAGCAGTAGTAGAGGTGGTGAAGATACCGTAAGTTTTAAAGAACAAGTAACAGGTTGGCCTAGTAGAAAATCATTTATACCTGAATTTGCATTATCATTAAACAATATATATTATAGTTTTAAAGATGGTCAAATGTATAAACACAATAACCCTATAAGAAATACTTTTTACAGTGCACAATATAGATATAATAGCGCTAGTACTTCTAACTTTGAAGGATCAAGGTTAAAATTAATACTTAATGATTCACCTAACACTATAAAATCTTTTAAAACTATAAGTTACGAAGGTACGCAAAGTAGAATTATATCAGATTCTAAAGACACAGATGGTTTATTATATAACATAGGACCAGGTAAAACACCAGGTTGGTATGTAGACAACGTTGTGTCAGATAAACAAAGTGGTTTTATACCTGAGTTTATAGAAAAAGAAGGTAAATGGTTCAACTATATAAAAGGTGACGCTACTACATTATTAAACTTAGATAGTAAAGAGTTTAATGTTCAAGGTATAGGTAACTTTGCAACTATAGCTGATACTCAAGGACCAATCACTGTTGAAATAAACATAATTGAAAATAACGACTAATGGCATTAACTAACTGTACAATAAATTCATCATCGATTAATGTTACTAAAGGTAATAACCTAACAGGTGTTGCTAACCAAGTATTAACTATATTACCAGATCCTGGTTTTGTTGTTGCTGCTGCTGATTTTACAAAAGCATCACCTCCAACTGGAATATCTAGTATAACTCTTGGTAATAGCCACGCCAACCCATATCATGATGATAACAAGGTTACAGTAACATGTGATTACGATGATAGTTTTGTTGCTGATGCTAATTTAACTTTTACAATAAATGTTGATGGAGCTGCTGTAGATAAAAAAGCAAGACCTTGGACTTTTGCTGGGCATTGGGTTCAAAAGATTAATTCAAACATAACAGCTAGCCCTGTAACAGCAACTACTAACCAAGTGTATTCTGGCTCAAATACATTTAACAATAGAACAGAAATATTTACTCAGTTTTACGAAGCTAATAATGGTTTTTACTTTACAAGTATACCTACAGTAACACCAACAGCATCTCCATACAACGATAACTACGAATCATCTATAACAGAGATTGCTTGGAGTGCTGGTAGAGTTACAAAATATAAAGTAGTAGTTACTTTTAAAACTCCAGAAGCATTTGTTACTGGACACGTAATAGACATAAACTCTGGTGCTGTCGCTGCTTTTGATGCTGCGGCAAACTTAGTATCAGGTGTTACAATAGATCAAAGTAATTTACCATTAAAAGGTCCTGCAGAAAGAACATTAAGAGTGTATGGTAATAGTGGTTGTTCAATTCAAATATGTATCAGATCTAGTACTGGTAAAAATTACAATGTAATAAATGACACATGGACTAGCTTTGGTAGTGAGGTTTATAGTGCTAACATAACAATGCCGAGTGATGGGTTTTTTGAAACAATAGTATCATTTTTAGATAACGGTACTAATGCAAACCAAACATATGATATAAAAGTTAAAGGTGGTACATCACCAGCAACTAACACTGCGTTAAACAATGTTAACAATAATGATCCTTTTGTTATACCAATGACTCAAAGGCCAAACGTTGCTTTAACAGTAACAGGTACTTCATCAGTAGGTGCTTTAACTATAACAGAAACAAACAATGTTATATCTGTTGGTCATGGTGAAAATGTTGATAAATTTGGTAATGCTTTTGGTAAAAAAGATTTATCAATGACCGTAGTACATTCTAGCGGTAAAAATATGTTTTTAAGAAGACAACCTGTTTTTAGAGATGATATAAACTATTTAGCTAGTAACTCAGCAACAATAACTGGAACAACAAATGATTTTACAAACACTCAGTCTAGCGCAAACGGTGGTACTGAGTTTGAAATATTAGGTTTAAATGCTACTGGAAATGGTACTGCTACGTTAACAATAGCAAGTAGTTCAGGTGGTTTCTCTTCATTAAAAGGAGGAACAACATCACCTGTTCAAAGTGTTTTAAATATAGATAACTTTGTAAATCAAGCGCCTGTAGCTAATCCTGCTACTAGACAAATTGATCATAACACAGCTACAACTATAAATTTAACAGGATCAGATCCTGAAGGTGATACAATAACTTACGCAATAGTTCAAAATCCTCTTAATGGTACTATAAGTAATTTAAATAGTGCAACAGGTTCATTAACTTTTACACCAGCCAATGGTACTTCTGGTAATACAACATTTACTTTCAAAACAAACGATGGTTTTGAAGATAGTGGTAACGCTACAATTACATGTCAAGTTGCTTCTGCACCAGGTGGTGGTGGTGGTAGTGTTGCTAGATTTGAATTAGATACTTATAACAACAACGGTGTATACAGTGGTACTCATTACATACACGCAACGCAAACGTGTACCGCTGGTAATTTAGCTGTAACTTGTATGAACTTTGGTAGTTTAACTAACAAATGGGTTAGATGGAGAACAGTTGCTGGTGGTTGTAATAGTACTGAATACTTTAGAGGTCAAATAAAAGGAGCTGCTTCAACTGGTGTACCTACAGCTTATGTAAGTGGTGACACATACTATAACAGCATGGCTGATTCGGTATCTGGTAGTAATGCGGTAACTTGTTAAAAAATAAAATATGGCAACATTAACTTTAACTTTTAATAATCAACTAAACGATTCACTGCAAATAGGTGATGTAGCTTACTATATGACAACTCAAGATCATGTTATAACAGACAATGATTTTCAACTTGGTAATGCTAGTACAAATCCTGCTTTTAGTGAAAATCAAAGTGGTAACCCTACACAAGCGTTTTCAAATGCTTTTGTAGAAATGGGTATGGTAACTGATTTACCAACATCAATGGGTGGTACTTTAACAACAGCTAATCAAATGCAGGTGTTTATAGATGCTACAACAACTAGACCAACTAGTGCTAGTTTTATCATGTTTAGTAAGGATGCTAGAGCTAATATGTCAAGTTTACTTGGTTACTACGCTGAAGTTGAGTTTGTTAACACTTCTGATTCAGAGGCTGAGATTTTTGCAGTAAACAGTGAGATAGTTGAAAGTAGTAAATAATATGTGATTATATATGTATAACTTAATTAAAAAAATATAATGGGTTTAATAAAAGATGCAATAGGTGGAACAGTAGGCGGTTTAACTAGTATTGCTAGTGGTATTATAGGTAGTGGTAAAAGAAAAAGAGAAGAAAGAGCTGCTAAAAGAGAATTTGATGCTGCAAAACAGCGTATGGCTGGTTTTGACACGTCTAACTTATATGCTAATCAAGAAAACGCCTATGAAGATTTAACTGTAAATCAACAAGCCTCACAGTTTCAAGCACAACAAAATCAAGCTTCACAAGCAAACATTATGTCTAGTATGGCAGGTGCTGCTGGTGGTGGTGGTATTGCTGCATTGGCTCAAACTATGGCTAATCAAAGTGCGCAACAAAATGCTGCTGCATCTGCTAGTATTGCTCAACAAGAAAGCGCTAACCAAATGGCAGCTGCTAAAGGTGATATGGCACTTCAATCATCTGAATTAGCAGGAGCTACACAAGCTAGACAAATGGGCTTAGATAAACAAAGTTTCTTATTTGATCAATCATCTCAAAGATTAGGTGCTGCAAAAGCAGCAAGAGCAAAAGCAACAGAAGCTATATACGGAGGCATTGGCCAAATGGGTGAAGCTGCTGGAGCTGCTGGTGAAGCTGTGTTAACTGGTCAATTAGGATAATAAAATAAATAAGATGGCAACACAAAATACACAAAAAAGATCAGGTTTTTCAGGTCATAAAAATTATGGCGCTTATGCAGGTGACTATGTAGCTACTGTTAAAGATTTATCAGCTGCAAGTAGACGCGCAAGTCCTAGTGGAACAAATTTTAATAAGTTACAAAAATTTCAAGCAGAACAAAAAATGAAAACCGCTATTGATAGTGGTAATGTTGATTTTAACATGGGGTTAGTTCCTGATGCTTACAAAGCTCAGATGAAAGACTATATACTTAATAAAGCTAGAGAAAAAGGTCAAATAGAATTACAGATAGAAAGAATGAGGGAGGGTGGTAACATGAGTGATCCAATGTATCAAGAGTTAAGAATGCAAGCTTCTCAAATAGAACAAGAGCTAGGTCCAAGCGGTAGCTTAACAAAAGCATGGACAAACTTTAACCAAGGTGCTCAAGACTTTGCTGAAGATAGTTTAGAAGGTAGTATATCTATAATGAGTGATAGTGCTAATGAACATGCTAATGCTGATTTATATTCTAATTCTTTACAGTTAGATATATCAAATGGTACTTTAAACTTTGGTAATCAAGACATGGGCTTTACTGCTTATGATAAGTTTCCTGATTATTTTAATGCTGACTATACTAATGCTAGCAATATAATAAGTCAATCACAAGGTATATTTGACAAAGGTGTAAAGCTAACAGGTCCTGATAAATTAAAATATAGTAATAACTTTCAAGAAGTATTAAGAAAAGGTGGTACAGAAAGCGTGTTGTCATTAGCTTTTGATCCATTAATAACTCCTAATGAAAGTTTATTAGATTTTAAAGATCCTAAATATAAAAAATTAGTTGAGATAATACAAGGTGATGATCCTATGATGGCTGCTGAGGCAATGGAAGAACTAAAAGCAGATTTAACAAGCAGCTATATAAATGTTTTAGACACTCAAGCAACTAATGGTTTTAACGCTAAAAACCCTGATGGTGGTGATGGTGGTGGTGACGGTTTCTTCTCTTCGTTTGGTAGTTTTTATTCAGCTGGTCAGTTTGATATGAATAAGTATTTAGTATCACAAGGTCTTGAAGAAGGTACTGATTTTGCAACAATGAGTGAAGAGGATAAAAGTAAAGCTTTTGGTTATTTAAAAGATGAAATAAACAATTTAATGTTAGATAACGAAATTAACCAATATACTGAGTTTAGGTTTAGAGGCGTTGATGCTAAAGGTAATCCTAAATTTAATTTTAAAGACAGAATATCTGGTACTGTATACAAAAATTACAGTATGGATAGACTTGAAAAGCTTTTGAATAAAAAAATAAAATAAATTAGTATGTCAGATTTTTACGTGTCAAGCGTTACTGGCGAGCCTATTGCGAAGGAGCAAGCTCAAAGTAAAGCTAAAGAATTAGGTGTTACGTTAGATGAGTATTTAGACTCTTATAACTATGAATTAGCTCTTCCAAACGAGGCTGACACAGACAATAATGTCGTGGATAACACAGTGCCTGAGTATGTAGAGCCAGAGCCTATTGCATTAGATCCAAACACTCCAGATCCTTCAGATCAAATGTTCGATGCCTTCGAACTAGAACCAGGTGAACAAGAATTACAAGATGAAAACCTGATAAACAAAAGAACAGCTAAACGTAGAGAACTCTTTGATAACATTGAAGAGGAAGAAGCTGTATCACTCCTAAAATCATATTTTCCAGACTTTAAATTTGAAGAAGCAACTGTATGGGCTAGCTCAACAGGTTTTCCATCTACAGATGCTGTTAGAGTAACTTCACCTGATGGTGAAAATAGTATCAAGCTAGAACTAGATATAGGTATGTTTGATATAGATCCATACATGAAAAATGAAGATGGTACTCCTTACTCACATATAGATGGAAATTATGAAAAATTAAAAAAGTTTATAAAAGAACACAGTGTTGATGTTGAAGGTACTTTAGCTGCTCAAGCTAATATAGGTGATACAGAAATAGGTATACAAGATACTAGACAGACAACAACACAACTACCTAGATCAGGTGTAACAGTTACATCAGAAGAAACATATATAAAAGAATACAAGACTGTATCTGAAATATATAACACTAGTCATTTAGAAGGTGGTGCTAAGATTGATGATAGCGATATAACAGCTATAAATGAAAAATATAAATACGATCCTACTACAGGTACTTATGATTTAAGTATATTTGATACAGAAAAAAGAAAAAGAACATCAGGTGGTTATGCTTCGCCTACCACAGGTATTGTAACCGGTAGTAGCGTTGTAGAGTACGATTATCAACCATATGAAGCTGAACTAGAAGCAACAAGAAAACAGTTAACAGCGAGATCTGAAAGCTCAGACTATGAGTTTACAGAAGAAGATGTAAAGAAATTTACAGCAATGAATATGAGA